TCCTACGACAGCGATGGCCGCAAGGTCCTGACTGGGCGCAACGCCGGATTGACGGAGACCGAGATCCAACAGGACGCGGCCAAGGGCGAGGTGGACGTGAAGCCATGACGAATCTGACTCGTGTTGCGTCGCGGTTTGTGAACACGCCGCTCATGATTCACCCGCCCAAGCTGGACGTGATCGTCCAGGCGTTGGGGCCACGGCTGGGCATCATTCCGTTGACCGGCGTAAAGCCCGTTGAGCCGTTCGCCACCGCTTACCTGGAGCAGGCCGATGATAGCGGCTACCAGGTGATCGACGGTGTGGCCATCATTCCGATTCAGGGTGTCCTGACGAAACAGGAGTCCTGGGTTTCGGCACTGAGCGGTTGCAGCTCCTATGCGCAGATCGGGGGCTACCTTCAGGACGCCGTGAACGACGCCGGCGTGCGGGCGATCCTCCTGCAGGTTGATTCGCCGGGCGGCGAGACTACAGGCTGCTTGGAACTGTCCGACTTCATCTACTCGATTCGCGGCGCGAAGCCGATCTATGCGGTCGCTGACGACTTCGCGTTCTCGGCGGCTTACGCTCTTACCAGCGCGGCCGACAGGATCTTCATCACGCGCATGGGGGCGGTCGGGTCCGTAGGCGTGGTGGTGCTGCATACCGAGGATTCGAAGTTCAACGACGAGCAGGGGTTCAAGTACACCTACATCTTCAAAGGCGACAGGAAGGTCGATGGGAACCCGCATCAACCGCTGTCGGAGCGGGCCGAGAAAGACATCCAGTCCGAGATCAACCGGCAGTATGACCAGTTCGTAGCAACGGTCGCGCGGAACCGGAAGGCCGACGCAGAGAAGATCGTCGCGACGCAGGCCGGCGTGTTCTGGGCGGAGAATGCCGTTCCGCTCCTGGCCGACGAAGTCGGAACGCTGGGCGATGCCATGAACGCGCTTCGGAAACTGCTCGGCAAGCCGGTCCAGAGTTCAACGGCGGCGATTGCCGCAATATCCACAACCAGGGAGGTAACAGCAAGTATGCCCAATGAAACGCTCACAATCGCCGCCGAGGGTAAAAAGCCGGGTGACGGCGACGGCGACGAGAAGACCAACAACGAACCGAAATACTGCCATGCGTGCGGTACCAAGCTTCACGCGGATGCGACGTTCTGCCATGCCTGTGGCACGAAGGCCGAGGGCGAGGCGTCCGGTAAGTTCTGCCACGCCTGCGGTGCCGAGCTGCGCAAAGGCGCGGAGTACTGCCACGCCTGCGGCGAGGGCGCAAAGAGCGATGCCAAGAAACCGGAAGGCACGGCTCCTCTTGCGGGAATCGCTGCCGTGGCCGGTCTGCCGTTAAGGATGCGTCCCGAGGGCGATATCGAAGCCATCGGCGCGTTGTGCAAGATGGCGGGCTGTCCGGAGAAGGCCGCGGAGTTCCTCACCAAGAAGAAACCCAGCGGCCAATATTTCAGCGTGGCGGATGTCAGTGAGGAATTGACCGCCGCCCGCGTGATCGAAAGCGAGAGGAGCATGATTACTTCGCACGTCAACCCGAACCAGGGCGCAACTGGCTCGCTTCAGGAACTTGAAGCCCAAGCCACTTCCTACGCCCGTCAGAATCGCGGCAAAGAGACTCCGAATCTTTACGCCGAAAGCGGTACCACCAAGCTGACCAAGGAGCGCGCCTACGCTCAAATGCTCGAAGAGCATCCCGAGGTTTACGGCGCGTTCGTGGCGCAGCATAACGCGAAGGGCCTGATCGCCACGCTCGAGCGGGCTGGCATTCGCCTCGCCCGGTAGCGACAGAGGAGACCAACAGACATGGCATTCGAACAGACATTACGTTCAGTCGGGCTTCCGGCGGCGGCGGACCTCACGAGCGGTGGAACTGTGAATCCGCAGTTCTACTTCGTGACCGTCAACTCGTCCGGACAGATCAACTTCACGGGCGCTGGAGCCGTCGCCGATGGCGTGGTCCAGGACAAGCCCAACGCGCAGGGAGTCGAGGGCGAGGTCGCGATCCTTGGCATCACCAAGCTGGTGACCGGCGCTGCGGTCAACAACGGCGACCCGCTCATGGCCAACGCCAGCGGCCAGGCGATCACTGCAACCAGCGGAAACTTCGTGCGGGCGCGCGCGCTGGCTGCATCGGGCGGCGCTGGCGTGATTATCCCCGCGCTGCTTCTCGGCCCGTACAAGATGTAGCCGTTCATCACATAGGAGAAATCACAAATGCCTCAGCCAACACTACAAGATGTCCACGTCAATCGCCCGCTGACGAATGTCTCAGTGGCCTACCTTCAGGAGGCCGCCGGAGTCGAATTCGTCGCCGACAAGGCCTTCCCCGCCGTCCCGGTCGAGAACAAAAGCGATCTCTACTACACGTACGCGCGGGCCGACTTCAACCGCGACGAGATGCAGAAGCGCGCACTTGCCACCGAATCCGCCGGCACGGGCTACAACGTGAATTCCACCGGCACGTACAACTGCGACGTGTGGTCGCTGCACAAGGATGTGGATGACCAGATCCGCTCCAACAGCGACTCGCCGCTCGCACCCGACCGCGACGCCACCATTTTCCTGACGCAGAAGGCGCTGATCCGCCGCGAAAACCAGTGGGTCACGAAGTTCTTCGGCACTGGGATTTGGACCAACAACGTCAGCGGCCAGGCGACCGCGGACTCTACGCACGTCATCTATTGGGACTCCGGGAACTATCCGAACGGCAACCCGATCACGGACATTCGCCACGCGAAAACCCAGATGCGGCTGTCGAGCGGCGGCTTCGCGCCCAACATCTTCGTGATCAGCCGCCCGGTGTTCGACAAGCTCGTAGATCACCCCGACTTCATCGACCGCACCAAGTACGGCCAGACCGCGCCGAACCCGGCAGTGGCCACCCGCCAAATCATGGCCGAGATTCTCGAACTGGAGGATGTCCTGGTCATCGACGCCGTCTACAACACGGCGGCGGAAGGCGCGACCGAGTCCAACGCATTCATCGGCGGCATGAGCGCGGCGCTGTTTTACCGCCCGAAGAATGCCGGCCTGATGACTCCCAGCGCGGGGTATGTGTTCAACTGGACGGGCCTGATCGGAACGACCGGTGGCGCCGGTGTCCGCATCAAGACGTTCCGCATGGAGCACCTGGCTTCGGATCGCGTCGAGATCGACTCGGCATTCGATATGCGCCTGGTCTCCCCGGACCTCGGCTTCTTCTTCAACAACGTGATCTCGGCGGTGTAGCCATGATGCTTCGTCGTGAATCATGGGCGCGGCTGACCAGGGGTCTGGTTCCGCCGCTTTACGTCCTGCGCCCGTTGCAGGGCTTTACGCCGTCTGACATCGGCGACGAGTACCCGGCTCCGGACGCCGCAAACAAGGTCCAATTGACGCGCACGCGGCAGCTCTATGAGCAGCGCCGGATTGGGACGCAGGTAGAGGTGGAGCGGGCGCTTTCCAGACTTCCAAAGCAGGAACCGGCCAAGCCGGGAAAGGAGAAGAGACATGGCAGTCAAAGTGGAAAAAACGCCCGTTAACGCCCCGGAGTTTCAGAGCGCGGGTCCGCAGCCGAACTTCAAGGGCACTTACCCATCGAAGCAGAAGCAGTTCGTGTCGGCGGTGCAGACAGGCACTGGCGCGTCGCAGAACATCGCACATGGCTTGGGCGCGGCTCCTGCGGGCGTACTGATTTCCTGTACAGACAACAGCGGCAGTTCGAACGCGTTCACGGTGACCGAAGGAACGCACGACGCGACCAACGTGAAGGCGACGGTGACGACGGGTGCCAAGTTCAAGGTCCTGGCCTGGCTCTGATTCCAATGAAAGCAAACTCGTTCGGCAACATCCCGGTCCCGACGCCCGGTTCGCCCGTCCCCGTCACCACCGACACAAATCTGCGCGTGGAGCGGCTGCGCTTCGCCGCGGTGATCGGCCAGACCGGGCGCGTGTTCCTCGGTGTGTCCGGAATGAACAAGGCGAACGGCACGGGAGTGATCAAGGAGTTCTGGCCCACCGGTTCCGGTGGTGGCGTCGCGGATGCGTTCGACATCTGGGCGGAAGACTCCCGCCATCTGCTGGTGCCATCGGACTACTACGTCGATGCCAACAACGCCGACGAAGGCTTGATCGTCGCCTATTGGACTTGAGATGCCGAACTGGCCCAGCATTGAAGCGTTCGTGGACGGCGTCATCGCGCAGACGTTCGGCGAGCCGGTGGTGTACCAACCAGTGCAGGCAGGCGCGGCGCACGGGAGCGCGTTCACGGTGACGGCGGTGCGTCATCTCCGGCCGCGCGACGAGTCCGGCGCGATGGCGAGTTTCGAAGAGATTTCGGTCAATGCATCCGACTTTGCGAATCCGCCGGCAAAAGGCGACTGGGTAACAGCCTGGGGCACGCAGTACGTGGTGACGACGGTGCGCCAGCCCGACGCCTACGGCATGCTCAACCTGGCACTTCTTCAGCGCTCGTGATCAATCCGAAAACAATACTTGGCGAGTGGGTGACCGCGCTCCAGTCCTGCCCGGACTTGGTGACTGCAATCGGCGGCGACGGCAATAACATCCGCGCGTTCATGGAAGGGCTTGCTACCGACAATAATCTGCGGCTGGCCATCCTCCAGATGCCGCCGGGCTCCATCCTGGTCGCGTGGAACGGCACGACGCCGCGGCGTCTCACTGGCGGGGCGCTGCACTTCGCACACCGCTTCTCGATCTACTTGCGTGCGCCGGAGCAGAATTCCACTGCCACGTATGCCGATCTGTTCTGGTTGCTTGTGAGCGCAATACCAACGGGTGCTCCATCGTGGGCGTCGCTCCTCCATTTCCAGATCGACCCCGATTGCTTCCCGATGGACATGGATCTTCCGTCTGCGCAGCGAAACACCGTAGTGGTCAGCGCGGACGGGGCAACGCTCGACTATTTCGAAGTTCAAGCAACGCTCGTGGAGCAAGGCAATCCCGGAGGGGAATGAGGAAAACGTTATGGATTGGGTCTTTATGCAATCGCCCGAGGGCGAAGTGAAGGAAGTCGAGGCGACTGCCGCAGCGCTCACGCCGCTCATGGTCGCCGGTTGGCACCAGGTTCCAGCACCGACGGCCACAGGCCCAAAACCGGCAACTCCGGTTGAGGAGAAGAAATAGCATGGCTAATATCAACGAACTGATGGAAGGTTGGGGATTCGGCAAACAGACCGCCATCGGAACGGCGAATCTGGTCGCCGCCATCTGGCGTCATACCAATCTGAACACCAAGCCGTGGGCGAAGGTCCCGGTGAACGAGGACGACCGGGCTGAAATCGGCAAAGGACACGAATTCCCGACGCAGCTCTTCAAGTCGCACTACAACATGCCCGCGTTCGAGATCTCGAAGTACGCTTCCTCGGAGTTTCTCGCGTGGGCGATGTCTTTCGGTCTGGGCAACGTCACGGTGAGCGGTAGCGGCCCGTACACGTACACCATCGTTCCGGCACTGGGAGCCACGAACCCGACCGGCCTCGAACTGCCGTACTTCTCGTTCGTGCAGCAGATCCGCCCCGGTGGCTCGGCGGTGCTGGACGAGATGCTGGTGGGCTGCGCCGTCAAATCGTGGAAGCTCACCATCAAGAACTCGCCCGGCCGCGCGAGCGCAATGTGCTCGGCGGAATGCGTGACCACCGGGCAGTACACCTCGCCCAGCGGCATCACGCTGCCGGCCATCTCGACGCCGCACGAATTCAATGCCGGGATGATCAGCGCTCTGACGTTTAACGGCATCAACTACCTCTCCGGCGGCAGCGCCAAGCAGTTCGTTTCCATGGATGCCTCCTGGGAGAACAACTTCCGCCCCGGCTTCTTTCCCGGCTCGGGCGCTCAGGATGGGTACCAGATCCAGGGCCGCTTCGAGTGGGGCGACCGCGTCTTCGCCGTGCAGTTTGTGGTGCGCGTCCAGGCCGGATCGACCGAGTATTCGAACTTGATCAACCAGACAACGGGGACCGCCACGTTCACGACAACCCGCGATGCCAACAATTCCTTCACGATGCTCATACAGAAGATGGGCTTCAACGTCGCCGAACTCGGAAACACGGATGGCATCGTGACGCTCCAGATCACCGGCGTGCAACTCTACGACCCCACCAACGGGATGGTGACGATGACTGTCACCACGCCGCAAACCGGTATCTGCCAATAGGAGGTTTTGAATGGAAACCGAAAAGAAAACCGGCTTCGATGCGTCGAAGCCGTTTGTGGTGCCGATCCTGTCGGGCGGCGAGAAGAGCTGCGAGGTGCGATTCCCTTCGGACGAGGAGTGGTGCGCGTGGGCGCGCGCACAACGCACTGTGCGGCATTTTCTCGGGCGCGGGAAGTCCCAGAGCGAGGATGTGGATCTGCCGAAGATCAACGCCGAACTGTTCGCCAAGATCCGCACGGACAAAGATGGTCCGGAGTTCGATGACGCCGAGGCCGGCATGGTGATCGGCCGGATCGAGCGATGCGCCGTGGCCAGCGTGGAACGCGAAGGCATCAACTACCGGATCGAGATGAAGGTCCCCGGCGCGCGCGTGGTTCACGTACTGCGAATGCCGACCGCCAAGGAGATGCAGGACCACGAGCGGGCTTCCACCAGCGTCGTGGCAGCGCGGCGGTCAGTGGAGACCAGGGCGTTCCTGGAGCCGAGCGGCGTGCTCTACGACAAGCTCCACATCTCGCACGACGGTTATGACGGCGCTGTGCCCATCGTGCACAAGTCGGCCGCCGTGTCCGAAGTGATCGCGCAACTGGCCATCGAGGCAGATGAAGACCCGGAATAGCCGCGCCCGGCGACTGGCCGGAAGATCCGGGCGTTCGATTCCTGATCCGGTCGGTACTGCACCAGGACGGGTTGTGCGGCGCTGAGGAAGATTGTCCAGACCGCGTCTTCCGCTGCCGCCGGTGCGGATACTCGGCGCAGACGGAAATGGACGGCTGCCCAGCCTGTGGCACGGATTGGAAGGCCATCGATGTCAGCCATGGGCCGGGCTGTCCCAAGAACCTGCTCGAAGAGGCGATGGACACCCCGAACGGTACTCTGGTGCGGCGGTGTTTCCGAATCCTCAACGCAAAGAGCATCGGGCTGACGATCACGCTGGCTGATATCACCGAGGAGGAATTCCGGGTGCTGGAACTGATCGAGGCCGAGCGCCAGGAGCAGATCAGCAGCGGAGGGAAATCTGCCCGCAACTCTCGGTAGCGCTATTTCGCAGGCACGAGGAACCGTATTCAGCGCCGCGCGCCCCTCACTCTTTGAGGAAGACATCGTATGCGCGGAAAAGCTCTGGGGCGGCGACCGCGAGTTGAGCAAAATACGCCTGAATGGCCTTTTCAGCATCGCGCAGTTCGTCTTTTGATACACGTGGGGGATCTTTCCCCACATACGGGTGCATAACCTCATCACGCAAATCCTTATAACGCAGGAGGTCTTCGCCGCGCCTGTCTCCGAGACTGACCGTGATCTCTTTGCCCAACACTCTGCGTGCTAACACGCGTGGGATTCCAACTACACGCTGCTTGAAGTGCTGATGGCCTTCCGTTGCCGTGATCTCCCCATCGGTGTCCACACCCAGAGCCATTTCAGTGAAGAACAGGACCTCCGGCTGCTCAAAGTGGAACTTACCGTTGTGGAGGTACGCCTGCGCGATTACCGAAAGTTGTGCGTCCAGCATTGCGTACAGCAAGACGAGCGCCGCTCTAGTGAGCATGCTGCCATCTGAGTCCCCTTCGCACTGGCTGGTGAGTGCGAACTCCGTCAGCATCTGCGCTTCGAGCCATTCGCGGCTAATGATCTCAGTGATGCTAATCTCTGCCATGTTAGAAAAACCACGTCGGGGATTCTTTCGAGCTTTCGTGCGATGTGCGATATCGACATCATCCTTGTCTCCGCCGGGAGGGATAGTGTAGAGCATTGGGAAATAGAACGCCAGGTATGGATGCAGTTGTGAGCTGATTGAGTCGAGGTAAAGTTCGACAGCGTCGATGGCTTGCGCTGCTTCGTACCACCCTACGATCTGGGCATATCTATCCCATCGTGGATGGACGATGGCATCACGATATGCAATCGTCTCGCGGAGCTTTCTAGTGGCCGAAGCGCTCGGGGGAAATTCGTAGTCCCGGCCCATAGCACGACCAAGGAGTGATGGAACGGTTTTGAGTTTCTCCTCAAGACGCTGCTTCAGGGGTCGAGTTCGTATGTCGCCCTTATCGTTAAGGTACTCTTCGCTGCCACGCAGATAGTCCAATTGGGTCTGCACGTAGAGCCCCGGTCTTTTGGCAGAGATCGCGAGGCACAGGTCGCTGAGGTACGCGAGATTTGCCTCCAACGCTGCGGCCGCAAGGATCACGACGGCCTTTGCGTATACGCGATCAAAGCTATGGTCCTCTTTGACCGCAGGTAGCATGTTGCGAGCGTCGCGCAGATGGATTCCAACGAGATTCACGTTGCCTTTGAAATGCTCAAAGATGATCTCGATCAGGTCGTTGTCAAGATTCAGTAACCGCGGATCAGGCGGTAGAGAAGGCAACCACTCATCACGGCTCATGACCGCTGCTCCAAATGCACGGTGATTAATGGGACCGATTACCCAATTCGATTGTAGAAGATAACGAGCATTTCTGCGAAGAAAACAGCCATGCGCAGATTCCAAACGGTCGTCAAGAGCGCCCGCTTCGTTTATTCGCCGTACACCGCGACTGAGATGCAGGGCTTCGCACAGGTGCTGGCGGATTCGATCCGGGCGCGCATCCAAAGCGGGCAAAACATCTACGATCAGGCGTCCGCGCCGCTGAAGCCCGGACTGGCGGGCCGACGCGGTTATCCCGACTACAAGGCGGCGCGCGGTCTGAATCCCGTCCGTGACTGGACCTGGAGCGGGCACACCCTACGGTGCCTCAAGGTGCTGACCGCGAACGAGAATCGCGCGGCGATTGGGTTTCTCGATGAAGCTCTTCCTGGCCGGCGAATGACGGCCTCGCAGATCGCCGCGTTCAACAACCGGCGCGAGGCGCAGTGGGGTGTGTCGCCGCGCGACCGCCGGGCGGTTCTCGCCGCGTTCCAGACGCGTCCCTTCGTGATGCTCAAGGCAGCTTGAAATGGCAGACCAGGCAGAGCGCGTAATCCTCGAAGCCGAGGATCAAGTCACCCCGATAGTGGACAAGGCCAACGCCGGCCTCGACAGCTTCGAGAAGAAAGCGGAATCGTCGCACGCCAAGGTCATCAGGATTTCGGATCAGACGCGGTCCAGCGTGCAGCGGCTCATCGCCTCCCTCGAAAAGCAGGCCGAGACCTACGGCAAGAGCGGTGTAGACCGCCTGATCACCCAGCGGGACCAGCTTCTCCAGCGATACAACCGCGAACCGCAGGCAATCGACGCGATCACCCGTTCCTACGAAAAGATGATCGCCGCGGAAGAAAAGGTCGCGCGTGAAGCCCTCGCAGTCAAAGCGGCCAAGGAAGCCGAAGAAGCCCTGCAGAAGCAGTCCGAATCCATCAAAGCCTTCGGCGAGCGTGTCGGCCAATTTATGGAGAATCCGCTCCAGGGAGCGAAGGGTGCAATCTCGTCCGTGCTGACGGCCCTTGGCCCCTTTGGTATCGCGGTCGCCTCCGGCGCGGCCGTTCTCGGCACGATTGCGGTGTCCGCGTTTGAAGCCGCGAAGAGTCTCGGAGAATATGGCACTCGCGTGAAGGACGCGGAGTTGCGCACGGGTTTGACCGCGAAGGAAGTCGGGCAGTTTGGCTTCGCGGCGCGCGCGGTCGGACAGGACATCTCGATTGTCGAGCGACTCATGCGCGGGCTGTCCCAGGCGGCAAACGACAATTCCAACGAAGGCGAAAAAGCGCGGGCCACGATGCGCGCGATGGGCATCGATTTCCACACCGCTACCGGGGAGATGAAGCCTACCTCCGAGATTCTGGTGGAGATCTCCGAGGGTTTGAACAAGCTCCCGGAAGGATTTCAACGGGACGCCGCCGCCATGGACCTATTTAAGAAGGTTGGCGTCGAGGCGATTCCGTTTATGACGGAACTCAACGAGAACCTGCGCGTCGCCCACGAGCAGGGCTTCGGGCCGACCGAGGAGGACATCCGCCGCTTTTCCGAATACCAGCGTGAAGTGACGGTGCTCGAAACCAAGTGGGACGCGCTGGTCCGCAAGTTCAAAGAAGGGCTGGTCGTCACGGTCACGTGGGTCGGGAAGGGCGTCGATTGGTTCCTCAACAACATCTCGACCGCCGGCGACGACGAACGGCAGCGCCGCGAAGAGGAACAGGCGATGCAGGATGCCGCGCAGATCAAGGCGGCGGGCGGTTACGGCGCGAGCGTGTCGATCAGTGGCCATCGCAAGGAAGTGGCCGACCTGGAGCGCCGGGCGCCGGAGATCATGAAGAACCGCGATGCCACCTTGAAGCGAATCGAGGATTTACGGGCAGAGCAGCAGCGGTTGACCGGTGACTTCGGTGTTCTGCAAGCGATAGCCCCCACTCGCGACGAGGAAGCCCGCGAAAAGCAGGCCAGCGATATCCAGGGCCAGATCCAGCAGTTGCAGAAGATGCTGCAGGATGCCGAGGCGGCCACCAAGCGGAAAGACCTGCATGAAGGCAAGGAAGAGACGGATCGAATTCGCGCCCGCTTCTTCGGTACCCACGACGGCATGGAGAAGGCATACGCTGACGCCAAGAAGGATGTCGAGCGACTCCAGAAACAACTGCTCGAACCGGATAAGCCGTTGACGAAGGCTCAGGCGCTGGATCTGGGTCAACAACTCCACACCGCGGAAGCTACCGAAGCGCGCCGCAAAGCGGCACTGGACGCGGTCGCAAAGGGCGCGGAACAGCTCAAGGACTTCCGCCGCCAGGCGGCCGAGTTCGAGAAGAAGGGCGACGAAGCGGAACTGGACGCGATCGGCAAAATCTACTATCAGCGGGACAAGCTCCTGAAGCAGGCCGCGCAGGTGAAGGCGTCGGAATCGGAAATTGCGGCGATCCGCAGGTCGGCGGACGAACAGGCAGCCGTCCTATCGAAGAAGGCGTGGGAGGAGTTCGAGAAGTACGCCGAGAAGGATGCGGCCGAGCGGCGAAAGAAGATGCTCGCGCTCATGATGCCGAGCAAGGAGCAGATGAAGGAATGGGAGGAAGGCTTCGCCGCGCAGGAACGGATCGAGGACATCGGCGTCCAGGCGCAGCGCGATGAATTGCGGCGTCGGGCCGCGCGATCCGGGCGTATGGCGGAACTGACTACCGGGCAGGAAACGCCGATGGCGATGTCTGAGGCCGAAAAGAGGGAACTGGCGGCTCGTAAGGAAGAGGCAGCGGCGCATCAAGCCTACCAGATCAGACTTGATCTGGCCGTCCAGTTGGCGGACATCGAAGCGGAGCGGATATCGAAAGAAGAAAACGCGGCCAAGCGCTCCGTCCTAGCGGCGCAGGCGCAGAAGGATCTCTTCACTGAAATCGCGCAGGCGCAGGATCAGTTCGAGGAAAAGCAGGCGCAGTTCCAGCAGAAACGCGAGCAGGAGTTGCAATCGCAGATCGATGGGCTACAGAAGCAGGCCGAAAAGCTGATCGACGTTCTGCTCACCAAGCCGGCGAACTTCGGCAAGGATTTGCTCAACACGATCCACTCTGCTGTGCTCAAGCCCATTACGGAGACCCTGGGCGGCGCGGTGGCGAATGTGCTGCATCCGGTCATCTACGGATCGGACGGGCAGGGCGGAATCAACGGGATGTTACGTGGCACGTCAAAGGACCCGGTACGCGTGTCCACCGACCAGAACACCGCGGCGACCATGCAGAACAGCGCGGTGATGGCGGGGTTGACGGCGATCCTTGCCGCCGGGATGGGGATTGCAGCTCCGCACGCATCTGGAGGAATCTCCGGTGTCCCGAGTATCTCGGTTCCATCGATCTCCGTGCCCGCGCCGGTATCCGGGTCCGTCGCAATGAGCATGCCGACCATGTCGGGCTCTGGCGCAGGGACCACGCTCCCCGGACCAATCGTTACCGCCGGCGCGGCTCCAGCCGCAGGTCCAGGCGTTGGCGACCTGATGAATCTTCCGATGAGCGCACACGCCGGTGCCGGCATGAACCCACTCGCTACGATTCTCGGCTCGGGCTCGAAGGGCGGCACATCCGGTCTCTACGGGATGTTCAGCAAGGGCGGCTTTTCGAAGTCGCTTTCCAACCTGAAAGGCACGTTCTGGAACCAGGACGCCTGGAACGCCTCTGATAGCAACTTCTGGGGTGGCGTCCAGGGCGTCGCGAAGTCTCCCGCCGCCGGAGCCGCTGGGATGATGCTCGCGACCAGCGGACTGTTCGGATCACAGCGCGGGACCTGGACCGGCGCTCTTGAAGATACCGCCGGTGGCGCATTGATCGGCGAGCAGATCGGTGGACCGTGGGGAGCTGCGATTGGAGCGGCGGCCGGTTTCACTGCCGGGGTTGTCGAGAAACTGCTCGGGATCGAGTCGCCGCAGAGGAAGGCTCACGACGATATCAAGAGCATCTACGGCGTGGACATCCCACAGAACAGCGGCACGATCAAGCAGGTCGTCCAGATCGCGCAGTCCCAGTTTGGCGGCGATATCGCGGTGGCCGTGCGATCCCCGAGCGTGCGTCAACTGGTAATGCTGTACTCGGAAGCCACAGGCCAGAAGATGCCACTGTCGGCCACGACGCCTTACGCCGGGAGCCTGGTGGAGCAGGGCGGCAAGCTGTATCAACAAGCCAGCTACCAGGATGGCCAGGCGCACGTCTACGCTTCGAACATCCCAACGCTCGGCGGGATCGCAGCCGGGACCTATCCCACGCCGGGGAACCCGAACACGGCAGGTGGCATGGGCGCGACGTACATGTCGCTGAACATCAGCGGCTCCGACGCGGCGAACTTCATGACCGGACAATTCGTCACGCCGCAGTTCGTGACCGACCAGGCGATGGCTGCGCAGTATTCGAGCTACGGTCGCACGCAGCAGTCGGCTAACATGCAGTTGCCCGGATTGACGGTGGCATGATCCGATGCCAGGCAATCTCGTACAATCAGAACCCAACGGGGTGATGCCAGCATCGCTGTGCACCGCATTCACGGAGTTGCGCGAATACGCTCAACTCCAGAACCAGTTTCACGATGGCACAATCCAGCGGTCGCAGCTTGCGCAGACCTCGCGCCGGACGTTCCGGCTCAGCAAGCGCCTGAGCGCGTCAGTGCTCTCGGCGCTGTACAGCTTCTGGATGTCCCAGAACGCCGGGCTGACCCCGTTCGCCTTCTACAATCCGTTCGACGTGGCGTCAGGCCAGCAGATTGGCAGCAACTACGATCCCACCGGCAACAACACGCAGGGACGCGTGACGGTGGTGTTCCGTGGCAACTGGGCCCAAGCTACGGATATCGCGCGGACGAACGTGCAGGCTCTCGAACTGGTGGAGGTGGTGTAGAGCGTACTGCAGTCGTTCGGAAGTGGGCGACCGGCCCCCGCCGATTCAGTTTCTAAAGGCGTTGCAGAAAGACGCTATGTTCCGCGTCCAATTTCCGGGTGATACACGCCTGCAAGACACATTGTGTACAGGCCGACAATGCTTCATTTTGGGGGGTGCTTTAACGAACGACGGTGTCGAAAGCGACGCCAAAAACACCAACAAACTCTATCGCGTCAGCGATCTGAGATTCGGATATGACGATCTCGCCGTCTCCCCCATGCGCAAGATGGTTGCGCCATCGTGCGAGATCTTTGAGGCGCTCTTTGGCCCGATCACCGGTAGCTCTCGCCCCTTTGGTGCCCAGTAGTGCTGTGATTTTGGCGTCCGCTCCGATCTTGTCCCACCATCCGCTGATGTCGAGATTGTCGAATGCTTTTTCCACAACAGAGGGATTCACCCCTGCGAGTGCGGAACTGAAGGCTATGGCGTTGAGCCTGAACTTTCCACTCCCTCGCTTGCACGAAGCCAGGTTCTCGATCAGCTCTTCCACGTTGAGGGTCAAGTAATCCCGCGGCGTATCCAGGGTTGCGAGGAGCCTTCCAGTCAGAACGAGATTTCGATAGCCCAATGTGCCGGCAACGGTATCGTAGCTGGTAGCGTTGGCTGCCTTGTGATCGACAATATGCGCGATGGTATTTCGCAAGTAGCGCTCAAGGGAGGCAAGGAGTCGGACGAGAAAGGGGCCGTAGACAGCCTCAGGGCTGCTCGGCCGAGAATTGATGAATCGCTTGGCAAGTTCAGTCTCCTCCCCTGCTGCCTGCCATTGGAGAACTTTCCCGACGCGCAGCCGGAGCTGTGACGCAAGACGAACGAACTCTACGTCAGCCCTAAGCGCCTCGATCTGGGCCTGCAATTCCTGCAGCGGCGTTGGCATAGGAGTGCCGGTCTTTAAATAGCGTCCTCGATGGTCTTTGTGAGAAGGTCCATTCGTTTCTGCACCGCCTTCGCCGTGTTCGGTTTTCCAACGATGATCTCGAAGTTGGCCTCGTTCTTGAGAAGCCGCGCAGTCTTATCGACGATTCGTGCCTTTGCTGAGGTTAGCTTGGTGCGGCTATCCCAAAGGCGGTCGAGCGCCACCATGACGCCGTCGTAAAGAGGTTGAGAAGTTTCGAACTCCCCTTTCGCGTTCTCATACTTGAATGCACGCGCGCCGAAAATATCGTGAGCGAGCTTGAGGCGGGTCTTGAAGTCCTCGGTGAGAGCATTGATCTCAGGCTCCTTGGCCTCCATGTTTTCGATCATGCATCGATCCAGCATGCTGCGGATTGAACCCTTGATATTGCTGCGCTTTCGGAAGGCAAAGAACCGGAGAACGAGTTCGCAATCTATCATTCGGCGATACAGAGGATTCGTACGCAGACTTTCGTCGACGTTGCCGTGCCGATCAACGTGCTGATCGTAGGGTGGAATGTCCCAGACAGATGTGAATAGGGGCTCATGGGAAAGAGCGATCAACATTTCGTTGAAACTTCCAGCGTATAGACAGTTCCGCAATTCTTGCGCATTCAAGTGCTGGCCGCCAGTGTTAAGACGCTCGAACACCAGCTTCCGAACATCTCCCTTATCCGGCCCGCCGTCAGTCGTGCCGCCGACTAGAAGGACAGTGACGGATATTCGACGACGATCAAGGCCGCGCTGCAACGTCTCGGGAAGTTCGCCATAGCGCGAACCATTCAACTCGCTCCATTTTTCCAGGCCGCGAAGCGCGAAGCGATTTGCGTAAAAATCAACGATGGAGTTGAGACGCTGCTGCCCGTCCATGACCTCATAGCGGCTCAGGTCCCACTCGTACAGGAAGACGGGCGGGATCGGCACGTTCAACAAGAGCGACTCGATGAACAGGCTGCGCTTTTGATCGTCCCAAACCAAACGGCGCTGGTACTCGGGACGAAGATTGAGCCACTTCTTTTGCAGCACGAAGTCTTGAACCTGGGGCAAAAAAAAGTCGTTCCGCTCCTGATTTAGACGGAACGCCGTGTCGCTGAATTTCTGCTCCAGGTCCTTCGTTGTGGGTTTCTTGGTCTTTGATTTTGTCTGTGCCATTCTGGGCCTTGATCCCGCCGGAGCCGTCACGTTTCAGAACGGGGAGGTGCAGACGTACTGCATCGAGATCATAAAGCATATTCTACAGCTTCAACAAGTTGGAGGCCCGCAGAGTTCTGAACGAAATGCCGGTCTCGGCAGCAGGCTCCAACTGCATTTTGAACGGGCCGTTCCAGTAAATCCGCGTTTGTCCGGCAGCCTCTAACACCCAACCTCCATGCCAGACACCATCGGCCGCATCGCCGTCCCCACGGTAATCAACTCCGGCCAGACATTTCCGCTCACCACGCAGTACCCGTTCGGCTTCTCTGTCGAGCGCCCGGTGATCGTGCATCGCTTCGGCTCGCTCGACGCGAAGCAGGAGCAGCGGTATTACGTCGGCATCGGCCCGCGCAAGTTTCAGTTCAAGCACCCGAACCTGAACTGGGCCGAAGCCAATCAGCTCAAGGCGTTCTGGGAGTCGATGCAGGGGTCGTGGCAGGCGTTCACCTATACTGTCCCCAATCCTGACGGAACAACCACCGGCGTGCTGGTCACCTTCGAGCAGACGCCGATCTCGTTCGAGTACCTGCGTACCGCCGTACAGGTCGGACTGAACTTCATCGAGGTCGTCGATCCCACCCAGGCACCCAGCTACACGGTCAACTCCACCTGCTTGCGATTCCCCTCGACCGCGCTGTCCACCGCCCTGCTTTCCGAAGTCCAGCAGATCGTCCCCCTTGTCCACATCCGCGTGCGCGAATCCGCGGTCGCCGACATCTACGTCTCCGACCGTCGCGTCACGGTGGGCGGCCAGCTATACCTGCCGCGCCTGATCGGAATCGGCGAGCCTGGCTCCGACGTCCTGATTTCGCAGGACATCAAAGGCACCTCCGATAACGTCCGCTTCACCTTCGGCAATGGCGACCGCGTGATGACGCAGCTCGCCAA